AGAAGAGAGAATTGCATTCCTTGAGAGAGCAGTAGAGATCAACTTCGAAGAGATCGAAGAAAATGATACGTGGATAGATGAGTTCAAACCACCAAAAGAAGTTCAAGATGCCATTGATCGAGTAAGAATACTAGAATTAGATACCATCAGACTAGAAACAAAACTTGAACGAATACTAGAGCGAGAATAAACCATAATGGCTATACTATTTGATGATATATTAAATAAAGGGGTTAGACAGGGACAAATACCAGCTCAGACTGCTAAAGCTCGTGACTGGTACAGAAACACTGCTAAAGACTATAGAAAAAAAGTCACTGAAAAAGATCTATTCGGTAAAGATAGTGACAAAGATAGAATGACTAATAGACCACTTCTTGGTGGAATGTACATGTATGAGTATATGGCTAAGCACAGAGACACTCTCCCGTACTACGATAGATTGCCACTAATATTCCCATTCAAGTCAGTCAAAGGGGGATTCTACGGGTTGAACATGCATTATTTACCATTGCCCCTTCGTGCTAAGTTGATGGACGCATTGTATGATACTGCTAATAACAAAAAATACGATGAGACCACAAAATTAAAGATCAGCTATCAGATATTAGATAAAGCAGCTAAGTTTAAAGAATTTAAGCCATGCGTCAAGAGATATTTAACATCACAAGTACAAAGTAAATTTTTATATGTATATCCATCAGAGTGGGATATAGCATTGTTCTTGCCGACAGAGAGATTCTCCGGTGCATCCAAGACGAAAGTCTGGTCAGAATCAAAAAGAAAGATATAGGGAAAAGAGATGAGTTTCAACATAAGCGATTTTAGCAGTAAAATAAACAAGCACGGATTAGCTAAGAGTAACCTATTCTTCAGTAGATTCGGTTTGCCACAGAGCTTATTAAATGAGCTAACACAGATACCTGTAACCAGAGACTTACAGTTTTATTGTAGAAGTGTTCAGTTACCAGAACTTGATGTGAACACTGTTGACTATCAGCCACAAGCATTTGGGTCTCCAGTTAGAAGACCACAATCTCTAAATTTTCCTATTCTTCCAGTAGTATTTATGGTTGATGCTAATTTTGGAGTATTGAAACTATTTCATCGCTGGGTACAATCTATCGTGAACTATGATAGAAGTGGTGGCAATATGGGCGCTGTAAATAATGCTCTTCCGTTCGAGATGGGATATAAGAACGAATATTCAACTACTATGAGCGTTGCGGTGTATTCTGGTAACACAGATAAAGTTGAATATGTGTATGAGTTCTCTGGCGTATATCCAGTCAATGTCGGCAGTATTACTACTGCTTGGGAAAACGGTGCAGAAGTATTAACATTGCCAGTAGGGTTTACTTACGATACATTAAAGATAACTGGATCGAGAACTGGCGAAGTCTTAGCCGATAAGCCTGGATCTAACACAGCAAGATTCTTACGATTCTTCTCATCCGTGAACAGAACTGTAAAAACTCTACAGAGTCTTCAAAGCAGAGGTGATGGCGTACAAGATGCAATTAATCAGATAAATAACGTAAACAATATAGTTAGCTCTTTTAAATAACAAATTATATAATATTATATCATAGGAGATATTGAGATGAAATTACCAAAGTTGGATTTACCACTATTTGAAACTAAACTGCCGTCTGACGATACACCAATAAAGTACAGACCGTTTACAGTAAAAGAAGAGAAGATACTTCTGGTCGCACAAGAATCTAAAGATTCGAACCAGATGGTACTGGCAATGAAACAGATCATAAGCAATTGTTGTGTTGATGTGGTACCAGAGTCTTTACCGATGTTCGATTTAGAATATCTTATGCTTCAGGTTAGATCTAAATCAGTGAATAATAATATAGTCTTCACCGTAACTGATCAAGAGACTGAAAAGAATATAGAACTAGAGTTAGATATAGACGACATTACTTTACATGTAGACGAAAATCATACTAAGAAAATTGATATAGATGAAAACATCTATCTAATGATGCGTTATCCTACAATAGAAGAAGTCGCTGTTTTTCTAAATTTTGCTACTAAGAATATAGAAAATGTAGAAGATGGGGTTGAAGACTTGACAGCGACTCTATTTAATGTAATGATCTCCTGTATAGATTGCATAGTCAATGGTGATGAAGTTCAAAAAATGTCAGACTTTGAATCACAAGAAGTAATGACTTTCATAGAATCTGCACCAGGTGGCACCATCGATGCACTGAGAGACTTCTTTGATACTGTACCGACTTTGCGATATGAAGTTAAATATATGAATGCTAATGGAAATGAGAAAACAGTTGTGCTAGAGGGTACCGAAACTTTTTTTCTCTAATGTTGAGCCATATAAGTCTGGGAGTATATTACAAGACAATATTCTCATTGGCTCAACATCATAATTATAGTATATCGGATATAGAAGATTTGATTCCATATGAAAGGGATTTGTATGTGCAAATGTTAATCGATCATGTAGAAGAGCTGAACTCAAAAGCACAAAATTAATAACGGAGTAGTTATGACAGAAGAAGCAAAACCAAAAGATGTATTTCACCCTGCTGATACAAATGGCGATGGAAAAGTATCAGATAACGAAGAGGCGATGTATCTAGAGTTCAAACGAAAAGAATTCGAAGACGCAGATGCTATGCGTGACGCACAGCGCAACATGGCGTGGTTCGCTCTCTTTGGTATGCTATTATATCCATTCGCTGTTGTTCTTGCATCATTAGCAGGCTTAGACGAAGCACAGAAGACGCTGGGTAGTATGGCACCAACATACTTCGTAGCTGTTGCTGGTATCGTTGCGGCTTTCTTTGGTGCTCAAGCGTTTACTAAGAAATAGGAAATCAAGATGGTCGATAAAACACCAAAAGTGACAGATACTAAAGTGCCACAGACTCATGATGAAGTCACACATGAATTACTCAAGTCTATTGCTAAGAGTATGCACGGATCAAATGAATTGACGAATGAGATGTTGGGCTTACAGCTAGACATGTTGACAATGACCAAAGAAGAGTTGGCAGACAAGTTACGAAAAGACAGACTTGAGCAAAGTGGTGAAGAAGAGCCACCGCCACCAACTGATGATCCGAAATTTGGGGCACAAGTAAAATCACAAATCAGTGGTCTTGTTGGTGCTATGAAGGGGTTTGTTGATGAGAATGGTGGTAAAGTAGACTTATTCAAGAAAGTTGCATTAGCGGCTGCTGTTGCTCCGTTCGTACTTTCTTTTTTAGATCAGACTGTAGATAATGTAGTCGATAAGCTATTTGGTAAAAAAGGTAGCATTAAGAGAAGCATAGGCGAATCTGTTGGATCTGGTGTAAAGGGTGGTCTCATTGGATTAGCTATATCTAAACTATTTAAGCAAAAGGGCAAAAAGTTCGGGAGAATAGGCTTCATAGGTGGATTACTCTACGATGTGCTTGAAAAGGGAGCTAACTTAGCTCAAGCGAATATAGGAGATGGCAAAGTCGATGGTTCAGTATCGAGCATTGCAGCATCAATAGGAAGTGCTATTGGTGTTGTATTCAGTCTTGCGTTCTGGTCTAAAATATTTAAAACAAGTGCAGACGATGTATTAAAGAGTGCTACTCCTGCACTTAAACAAGTGATTGATAATACGAAACCAGCTATTGGAACTGGCGTAAAAGCGTTCGTCGCTAAGGAAGATCAGTTTAAGAATGGGCGTGACAAAGTAGCGCATAACAAAAAAGCCAAAGAACTTCAAGCCGCAATGCGAGCACTGAGTGAAACTGGCAAATTACCAACCGGCTTTAGTATTGCTAAAAACGGTAGAGTTATGATAAATACTGTTGGCAATTTCAAGGGGTTTGCTAGTGTAGCACAGATACAAGAAGCCTTAGGACCAGAAAAAACTAAAAAGTATGCTAAAGTATTAGGCTTTCTAGAAAAATTACCTGCGGGGTTAATGGCATCAGTTTCAGTGTATGATGCTGTTCAAGCCATGAAGGCAGGTGAAAACGATAAAGCTGTAATTGACCCTCTAGCTAGATTAATAGGCGGAATGGTTACAGCGACAGCAGTCACTGCTGCGGGTGTTGCTGCGGCAGGATCTGCTGGTTTGAGTACTCCTGGTAGTATTTTATTGGGCATGGGCGGCTATATGGCTGGTGATTATATTGGTGGTCAAATAGCGGAAGCTCTTGTTACTGGCAATACAAATAACTTATCTGATATATATGATCAACTGACCAGACCTGATCTGAGTTCGTTTAAAAGTAATTCGAAAGTGCCTATGGTACCACAAGGATTCGACTTTTCTAATCCAACTGGATTAAATATCAATGCTGCTGGTGGTGACACTAATAACGTTAGTAGTAATGTTGGTGGAAATACAACAATCAATATGGTCAATAACGGAAGTGCTTCGCTATCTAATCCAGCTTATCTAATGCCGAATCAATAATCATCCTTCTTCTTGCGAGGCAATGTAGTTTCTATGTTGTCTTGCTTGAGAAGTTCTTCAAGTTCCTCAACTGAAACATAATCTAAGTCCCAATGATTACATATATCATTGCGATATCGTGTGTGGTTCTTGTCAGAACTCTTTGACTTCTTCTTGTTGAAGTAGTCTATTAATCGATCACTTATTTTCATATAAACAACCTCTTATTTTTGAATTAAAAAAGGGGAGACTTCAGCTTGTGGCATCCATCTCCCCATAAACTCGCTATATTGAGTTTTGACTAGTCATATTAGTCTTCAGCTAAACTCTTGAAAAAATCAAGAGAGTCATCATCAGACTCTGACGTAGTTGGAGATGGGGCTTCAGCCTCAGCGACTGCTGGTGCAGATCGCTCTTTAAATTTAGGCGCGAAGTCCATCCCCGCATTGTCTTCCTCAGCAGTCTTGCTGGGTGCGTGTTGACTGCTATTAAGTCCTAGAACCTTATACAATTTAGTTTTCAGTTCATCGTAAGACTTAAAGTTTTTAGGATCAACAATGTCTGCTAGAGAGTGTTGCTTTTTCCAAGTTTCTTCCATATCATCATCTGATAATGCAGTGCCACTTGTATCTGCTAGTGGAGCAGGAGAAGAGAACTCTGACTTGTCGTAATTGCGATAGCCTTCTACTTGACGAATCTTCAATTTAAAATCAGCACCTTCCCAGAAGTCGAATGGGTTGATAGGATCTTCATCAGCAAATTGTGGATTCATAGCATCGTTTAGCTTATCAAAGATCTTCTTACCAAATTTATATAGAAAGACTTTTCCTTCATTATCTGGGTTTGACGGATCTGATACTACCATAACATTAGCGACATAACTAAGTCGGCGTTTTTGTTTACGTGCAAGCTCTTTATCTTCATCATGACCAGAGTTCCATAGCTTAGAGTTGTACTCAGATACTGGATCATCTTGACCGATAGTTGTTAAAGAGTTCTCGATGTACCAACCACCTGGACCTTGAAAGCCGTGATCCCAGTAGCGAACAAATGGCATATCTTCATTTTCTGGTGCGGGTAAGAAACGTAAGACAGCATAGCCATTGCCGGCTTTGTCTACAGTCGCCTTCCACATGTTATCGTTGCCGTAAGACTTCTTCTTATTGTCCATATTGGCTAGTTGAGAGTTTAGCTTGTCGAAGGATGATGCGCGGTTTTTCTTGAGTGATGCAAATGACATATTTATTTACCTATATTCGTTGTGCTAGTATTAGCGATTTATTACGATTGTATTACTTCTCGTATGCGATGTATTTTACTATATTGCGTTGTATTTGTCAAGTACTATTTTCTTCATTTTCACTTTATCATAATCTATAAAAGGTTTGTAGTTATTGACAGTCTTATTTATACTGGGGTAAACTATAGTATCTGTAATACTCTTATCCCAGTACTTAAAGCATCCAGTCAGATCGCCAAGAATGACGAGCGACTCTATGCTTATTCTTTTCTTATTGTATAATGATAGCACTCTAGGGTACTGTCCATTCTCTACAATAATGTTAGAGTTAAAGTCATCATCTAACTCATCTAAATCACTCTTAAATAAGTAAGACAATGACTGTTGTCTTTTTGACCACTCAGTATAAACTTTATCTGCTTCAGGGCTATCAACTAATGATCCTGCCCACGCATCAGGTTTAAGTAAGAGATTTGCTAGAATAAAATTCTTAACATCTTTTCTCTTTGATAGCTTAAAGAAAAAGAACTTATCTTTGCGTCTCTCAAATGCATCTACACGAGCGTTTACCTTTCCATTGTATTTAACAAAGTCGTAATTAGATGTGAAGTGTCTCTTAAGTGCTAGATAGTACACGTAAGTTTCAAACGCATCCCTTGTCGAATAAACAGACGAACTCAAACTGGTAACCTTGCGACTCTTTCTACCATATTCAACTCTTCTGCTTCTCGATATATCTTTGCTTTAAGCATAGGTGACTTTCTGATTATCTCTCCAACTACTTCTATTTCTAGACCATTTCTCTCAGCATAATCTATCACTGCATCAATGTATGGCACACCAGCTTTGATTTTGTCGGATATATCATTCACTATTCGCTCAGTATTCAAACGACCCAGTGCTTCAACTTTCAACTCTTCAGCTTTAGTGTTAATGTGTAATTCTCCTTATGTAGATACAGTATCGATTAATGCTTCCAGGTCTTCTAGTTCTGACACAAGCTCAGACATGTTTTGTTTATGAAAAATCTTAGCCATCTTGCTCAAGTATTTTTTGGGAATATCGATTTCATCAGCTAGAGCATCAATCGCTTCTTTGACGAATGTGCGTTCTGCTTCCTGTCTAAGATATGAGTTTGAAATTTCTTCCATACAAGTCTTGATTCTTTTTCGATCTTTTTCAGATGAGGGAATGATGATACTGTTAGTCATAATATAGATCCTTTTCAATGATGTAAGAGATAAGGGCCCGTTTATATCGATGTGATAAAGGTGGGCTAGTCCTGGCGATTTAGAGTTTTGTGCTCTGGCATGCCATGCTCCTCCTATATTGACTATCAGTGCGATAGTCATCAGTGACAGTATTCTGTTGCTAGGAACTGTCAAACCCCGGTCAGACTATGCTACTAGAGCGTAGTCACCATGTGCAAAATTATCGTTTGCGTTTATCTGTTTGCTTCTTTAGCTGAAAACTTTCAGCTCTTACAGTCTTTAGCTTTGACTGACTCTCCACATAATTTCAGTTGCTTGTCGAATCTGCTTCAGCCCCATCATAAAGACACTTCACTCAATCCATGTTGATTCCTTTCAGAATGAAGTGCCCTTATGGTGGAGCTGTTGGGTGCTGCCCCCAAGTCCAAACTTCTTACATTATGCTTCTACGAATTTCTTTAGCGTCTATTATAACACCATAACTACTTGCTGTCAAGTAATTATCTAATTGTTTTGCCTGGTGAACCAATCATTACTTTAAATATATAACTGTCACCTAATTCTCTGAAATATCCATATGGCTTAAGTTCTGGATATTTCTCTAAAGTCTTGACTGCATCAGATGGTAAATCACGACTAACATTCTTCTGATAGTCCTTTATAGTCATTACACTGTCTGGGGCAGCAAGTTTCGCTACTGCGTCTGCTCTTTGTACATATGGCTCAAGTACTTTCCATGGGACTGTTTTCATCAATGCTCCCAATGCTGACTTACTCTTCTCACCATATGAACGAGTGATGTCTTTTGCTAATACGCCTTTGAGATGTTTTTTAGCGTAGTCAGAGCCAGTGCTACCCATTGCTACAGACTTACGACCACCTTTGTCTTTATACAATATCACTGCTTCTACAGTGCCCTTATTGATAATCATCTTCCACATAGGAATATTCTTTATCATAGCGTCTACGTTTTCAAACCCACTACTCTTGAGTCCACCTATAGAAGCATACGACTTTTGAAGAAGATTGAAGACTTGCTTACCGTACTGTGTCTTTAACTCTACGTCTCTATCACCAACAGCATTAATGAACCGCTCGTTTATAAAGCTTTTAAAGTTCTTCGTTCCCATAGTTCAATCCTGACATTTCTACTAAATATTCGATGTCTTCGAGGCGATCTTCTAAACTCTCGTAACGATGTGAACCGCCCTCACTGACAATCACTCTGTAGTATTTAGTCAAATAGTCTTCGCTGTCTTTGTAGTTGAAAAGGTCATCATCTTTCTCTAGCAATACTAGACCCCAAGCATTCGTAGCGATAGGAAGATAAGCATCAACAATGCTTCGATCAATCGGCAACATGGGATGACCACCAAAGTCTAGCGCATTCTCTGTAACTTCTACATATTTCTTGAGAGAAACAGCAGGAGTCATTGCGGGGTTTAACATAACTACTGGAACACCAATACTAGCACCGACATGAGACGCTAGCCAAGCACCCATAGAACAACCAACGATCAGATCAATATTCTCTTTTATTGCCCAATCACTGACTTCATCTATGAGGACGTTACCTCTGTTGTAATCGACATCAAGACCGACTACTTTACCTAAGAGTTCAAGTGCTTTGACTTTATTGTTCTCTTTGAAGTAACTGTTATATCCATGTAAATACGCTATATTCATGTTACACTCTTATCAATTAAGCTACTATTATATAACATCTTATTGCTTATGTCAACTGTTTTATTCGAAATATTACAAAAAAGCAATCTAATCATGCTTCTTTGTCTAGGTTCC